AGCTAAAGAAATATTAGTTGTATAAGCCATTATCTAATAACTTTAAAGTGATAATTACTGTCATATACTTTTACACCTTCATTATTAATATGTTTAAATAAAATTCTATAATATCTTTCAGGTTGTAATCCATTCATATATACTTTAAAAAACATACCCTCATTATCTGCACTTAGTTTTGTAAATGTATTATCAAAAGGTATTACTTCTTCTTCGGTGTGAGCATCTCTTATACTATAGAATGAAGAAGTAGTAAAATATCCAGAATTTAGAAAATTTGAAGATGAAGCAAATTGTCTAGTAGGATATTTATCTCTTACATGTACTCTAAAAGTAGCCTCTTCATCTTTGTTATATTCTTCCTTATTTCTATATAATGAAACACTTAAATCTCCTTTTTGTTTAGCTAAAGATTGTGAATTATGTATACTATCATCCCATTTAAATACTAATCTAGGAGGAAATATTGTATGTGTATCCACAGAAAAATATTTCATTTCACCAAAACTACTAGAAGTATCAGATTCTATTGAATCAGGTTGTTTTATTAGAAACCCGTGGTTATCTATTCCTGTAGGGTAAGCACTATTAGTAAATAAACTTGCTGAATGTTTTTGTACTATTGTAGTTACGTCTACATTTATGTCCAAATTATTACCTTGTAAAAATTGTTGTGAACCCTCAAAAGCACTACCTGTATACCATACCCCTCCACCTTGTATTATTCCGGAAGCATTTATAGATCCCGTTGTAGATGCTGCAAAAGAACTTATAGTAGTGCTTGTTGCTCCTTGTACTGAATAATTTCCTATAGAAGAAGTAAATATTGCTTGATCATTTCCTGCTATAGAACTTGTTGTTATAGTTACGTTAGTTCCTGAGGATGATCCCGATAATATTAATGTATTAGTAGCTGATGTGAATGAAGCCGTAACTAAAGTTAATGATGAAGATGCATTAATTGCTGTTTGTAAATTTAAACCGAATTGTTCTATAGAGCTACTTATTTGAACATAATTTTCAACTGAACTATTATTAAATAGGGAAGCTGATATTACTGGAACAAAATCTATTCCATTAATAGTTAATTCTAATTGTGATCCTGATGGTAATTCATTTATGTTTATAGATGAAGAACCAAAAGTTAAACCAGTTGTTATAGCAGAACCTGTTGTCCATTTAGTACCCGTGATATCATTATCTCTAAAAACCCAAGAACATCCATTTGAACTCGTAGGTAAATTTGAATATCTACCTGTTCCCTCATCCCATGACTGTGATATAGCGAATACCTCTAGATTTAAAACACTTGCTAAATTTTTATGTTCAGTAGATAATAATTGTAAAGCTACTTTAGAAGTACCATCATTAAATTTAGAAGATCCTATTTTAGTAGATATAGTATCTTTTATATCTTCATTTTTAAACTTAATTAATACTCTTGAAGGGTAATATAATTGATCATTACTACCTTTTTCTTTAACTATTTCAAGAATTTCATCATGACCAGTATTTAGTGTTTTTCTATCTGGATGACTGTAAATAGTAGAATCTTTCTCGGGAAATATAAAATAATATGCCATATTAGTATGTTGTTACTCGTCCTTTAATATCAGTATTTGGGTATTTTACTTCAAATATACTAGGGTCTAATGCAGGATAAATTACCCCTCTTTTAGTTGCTCCCTTAAAATCATATTTGTATTGTGAATAACCTGAAGATGTTCCACTTTTATTTGTAAATGTTAATTTTTCTAATGATTGCACACCTTTTACAGTTGTAATTAAATTAGCTACTTCAGCTTCTATAATAGGTTGATTTATTTGCCATTTATCTATATTAAAATAATCTTGCAATTCTGAAATACAATTTAAAACTATTTCATTATTATTATAATTAGGAAATACTGTTATTTCAAAATCTATAGCAAAATTAATTATAAAGCCATTTTTTATATTAACTGCATCAGTTAACATTCTAAATTGTTCTAAATAAGTTGCTAAATTAGTTTTAGTAGCTTTATTTAAAATAGATAATTTTTTATTATTATCATATCCTAAAGTATATAAATTTAAAGCTAGTGGGTTACGTATTCTATTAAATTCAGTAGTTAAGGGTGAAATTTGATCATCTTGTACTATATAAGCTTTAGCTACTCTACCAAATTTAGAGGGCATACTTAAAGTTCTTATTATATAATCATTTTTAGTAACAGTTCTTTGTTGAGTAGCAAACTGAGCCATAGTATTTTCTCTAATTTCTTCAATAGAATCTCCGTCTCCTCCTCCCTTAGCTGCTTCTACATTATTTACTGCTACTGAACCTCTTACAAAATCTAATAAATTATTATTCAAATTAGCGTTATTACTAGTTAATAATGTATTTACTTCTGTTATGGTATTAGCATTTACATTAGATTCTATACCTCCACCTACTACATAAGTTATGGTTAAAGTAGTATTAGCAGGTACTTGACCATATGCTTTAGTCATTAAAAAATTAGATGGATCATAAGCTACATTTAGTTTACTTCTTCCATCTTTTATTCCTAAACCTATATTATCTGGATTAGGTACTATTTGTTCATCAGCTTTATTACTATTTCCAGCACCAAACTGTATTTCTAATTGATTATTATCTTTAAATCTTGTTACAAATCTTCTAGAAGATTTTATAGTTTTTAATAAAAAAGGAGTTTCTCCATTAAATCCTAAAAGTTCAGGATCATTAGCTCCCGTATTTTCAACTTCTTCAAAGATAATATCTTGTGCTAAATAAGGAACTTCATAATATTCATTACCATCAGAATCTATAATAGATTCTATGGAAATAATATTAGTATCAAATAAAGTTATTGTTTTAAATGCTTCCGCATTTCCTATATTAAATTGTTGTTCCTTAGTCTCTCCCGAAATTGCATTAGTAACTTTTTTTAATAAATAATATTCAGGATTATTAGAAGAATCATATTGATATATACTAATTTCTGTAGGGTTAAAACTTGATGATACTTGAAAATCTACTTGATTATTAATATAAAAAGATGGACCCTCTGTAGAAGTAAATATTGAATTAGGGTTTATTTTTAAACTATAATTAAAATCAGGGGCATAGTTTTGATTTGATCCTTTTGAAGGAATTAATTGAAATAATTCTAAATTAACACTAGAGGCATCTGTTACTTTAGGTTTATATCCCATAGCATATGCTAAATTAAACAAATTTTCTTTTTCTTGGGCTAAAAGTAATAAAGATTCTTTTAGTTGGGTATCAGTATAATAAGATAATACATCTCCAACATATGCTGCCATTTCCATAAACATCATACCTGGATTTCCTTCACTAAAATCATTAAAATTGTTTGGAAAATATACTTCAGCAAATTCTATTAATTGATCTCTAAAAGAGTTATAGTCTTTACTTAAATATTTTATATCCTTATCTTGGGTTTTATTTGATATTTTTGAATAAGCCATTTTATCTATAATTTATTTGTACTGAATCTTCTTCATTATCTAATTTAGATATATAACTTAATTTCATAGTAACTTTATATTCATCTAAATTTTGTTCTAATTCTAAGTTATTTATAACTATTTCTGGAATAAAAAAAGATACTTGTGAATTTATAACCTCTAATAAAGTGGTTTTATCTAAATTATTTTCAAATAATTGCTGTTTTAATCCTATCCCATAATTAGGGTTATTAATTCTTTCTCCAGGTATTGTTAATAATAAATTTAAAAGATTAGTTTTTAATTGTTCACTAATAGTAGTAGTACCTGAAGTCATATTTACTTCATTTAATGGTATAGCTGTTCCTATAGTAGCATTTTTATTAATGTCTAAAGGATTAATTCTTTTATTATTTTGAATTAAGGGCATTTATTATCTTCCTTTTTTCTTTTTTATTGCTTTCATTAAACCACTATAATCTCTAGTAACTGCTTTTGCTACTTCAGTAGGTATACCTGTAGTTTCCATAGGGGCTCCTGAACTAAATGGATCACTTACGGGAGCCATAGCAGATTCAGTATTAGTATCACCTGCTGCAGTTTCATTTAAAAGATCATTTAATGTACTATTACCTACAAAATTTTGTTTTTTAAATGGTTTTTTACCCATTATTTTTTCTTTTAAAGATGATTGAGATACCTTAGGTACTTCAATAAGTCTTTCTGTATGTTCTGTAATAGTAGGTTTTAATTCATCACGTAAATCCTCCTTAAGTGATTTAATTTCTCTACGTAACGCATAATCTATTTCTTCTCTAACTACTTTTCTAATTAGATTTTCAAAAGTTTTTGCTTTCATGT